ATAACATCGAAATGGATTAACTATGGCTTTCACAAACTACTCGGCACTAAAGACCACAGTAGCTAATTACTTAGGTCGGACAGATTTAACTACTCAGATTCCTGACTTTATTACTTTAGCTGAAACTCGTCTTGCTAGAGAGTTGCGAACAAGACAGATGTTGAAGTCAGCCACTTCTCCAATGACTAGCGGTGATGCCAAAGTTGCATTGCCTACAGATTTTCTTGAAGTTAGAGATTTATATATCCGAGGCAACCCAAGGATGCCTGTTACTTATCTAGCTCCTAGTGCCTTCACAAGAGATGCTAGGGCAGATGAGTCTGGCTTACCTGTTTACTACACAGTATTGGCTTCAGAGTTCTTATTTGCTCCTATTCCTGATGGAACAAGAACACTAGAGATTCTTTACTATGCAAAACCTACTGTATTGTCAGACAGCAATGCAAGCAATGTATTCTTAGCCAACTATCCTGATGCCCTGTTATATGGCGCATTAGCAGAGGCAGAACCTTATCTCATTAATGATGCTAGAGTTCAGTTATGGATTAGTCTGTACGATAGAGCAATTAACTCTATCTCAGAATCAGATGAAGGCTCAGAATATAGCGGTGTCCCATTACAAATGAAAGTTACTTCAAGATAAGGAAATATCATGGCTGAAATGTCAAACTATTTGGAAAATGCAGTTATTAATGCAGTTCTCCGCAATACAAGCTACACAAGCCCTACTACAGTTTATGTAGGTCTTTTTACTAGTGACCCTACAGATGCTGGCTCTGGTACTGAAGTATCAGGTGGCTCTTATGCTCGCACAGCTGTTACTTTTGGCTCACCTAGCAATGGTGTAACTACTAACAGCGCAGCAGTAGAGTTTCCACAAGCTACAGATAGCTGGGGTACTGTGACTCATATCGGTATCCATGATGCTTCTAGCTCTGGCAACTTGCTATTCCATACAGCTTTAGATACTTCTAAGGCAATTGCTACAGGAGACATCTTCAAGATTGCTTCTGGTAACTTGTCAGTCACCTTGGCATAATGCCACTAACTTTAGAACAGTTAGACCAGTTTGGAAGCCTAGATGATTTAGAATATTCTCTAGACCTAGACTGGTATGAGGACAGAGTTACAGGCACTTGGACTTTAGAAGCATTAGATGCTTTAGGTTCAATTGATAACCTTAACCTGTCCCTTGATAGCGAGCTATGGGAAGGCTCGGTAACTGTTTATTTTGTTAATCCTGCAAGTATTACTGCAGATGCTTCAGTTTCAGCAAGTGGATATAGAGAAAGACTTGGAGTAGGAGCTATTAGCTCTGAGGCTAGTGTTTCTGCAAGCCCATCAAGAATATTGTTCTTTAGTGGCTCAATTACAGGTAATGCACAGACTGAAGCCAATGGATATGCTGTATATAGTGGTTTAGGCTCTATTACAGCCTCTGCAACAGTATCTAGCGACTCATTTAGGGTAAGGACTAGTGCAGGATCAGTAAACTCAACAGCAAGCCTTTCTGCTAGTGCATTTAGGATTTACTCTGGAGTTGGTGCTGTAACAGGCTCTGCTTTAGTAAGTTGTAATGGCGCAAGAGTTCTTGATGCCTCTGGAGCGATTAGTAGCTCATCAACAGTATCTGCTGACTCTATCAGAGTAAGAACTTCAACTGGAGCAATCAATGGATTATCTACAGTTACAGCATTGGGCGGTGTTGAATACTCAGGCATTGCAGAGATTACAAGCATTGCAACAGTATCAAGCACAGCAAATGCAGTATTTAGCTCATCAGGCTCAATTAGTAACTCAGCTACTATCAGGTGTCTGGGTAATATCCTAGGTGATAATTGGAGCTTAGATCAGATTGGCAATGAGTCTTGGACTCCAGAAACACCAGAAACTCCTAACTGGACTGATAGCACAGCAGGTAATGAATCTTGGACAGAAATCTCAGCAGGTTCAGAGGAATGGACTGCTTCAACAAGTGGAAATGAACAATGGCAAATCAGCGCATAACCTTTGGTGAGTGGTTACCAGACCAACCATCTGTAACCGGTGCTTTAATGAAGGCAGATAATGTCTACTCTAGAGCTATTGGCTATGGTGGAGTGCCTTCTGCTGTGGACTACACTCAGGCAGCTTCTGAGCCATTAAACAATGTAGTAGCTGGTAAAAACCCTGATGGTTCAACAACTATCTTTGCTGGTAGCCAAACAAATTTATACAAGCTAGATTCTGCAGATATGTCTTTGGATGATGTATCAGGTGCTACTTATGCTACTCCTACAGACCAAAGATGGAGATTTACCCAGTTTGGTAACCGAGTGATTGCAGCCAATGGGCATGATAGATTGCAAGGATGGTTATTAGGAACTTCTACAGCTTGGGCTAATTTGGCAGCAGATGCTCCAGAAGCTCGCTATGTCACAGTAGTTAGAGACTTTGTGGTATCAGGTCATATTGGCACAGACTATCCATTTAGAGTTAAGTGGTCTGGCATAAACAATGAGACAAGCTGGACAGACTCAGCAACAACTCAGTCAGACTACCAAGAGATTCCTGATGGTGGCTCTATTGTTGGTGTAACCGGTGGTGAATTTGGCTTGATTCTTATGGATCGCTCAATCTATCGCATGACTTATGTCGGTAGTCCATTGGTATTCCAGTTTGACAATATCTCTAGAAACCTAGGATGCTATGAGGCTAACTCAGTTATTCAGTATCAAGGTTTGACATTCTTCTTGGCAGATGATGGATTCTATGCCTGTGATGGTCAGACTGTGGCATCTATTGGTGGTGAAAAAGTAGACAGATTCTTCTTCTCAGATGTAGATGAGGAGTATTTGTTCAATATGTCGGCTGCCATTGATCCTATTAAAAACCTAGTGATTTGGGCTTACCCAGCTAAAGGTCAGGGCGGTAATGTCAATAAGTTGTTGATTTATAACTTCCAAACTAAGAAATGGTCATCTGGTGGTACTGATGTAGACCGAGTGGCTTCATCTTCTAGCCCATCTACAACCCTAGAGGGCTTGGATGTTATTTCTAGCTCTATTGATGCTTTGGGGACTAGCTTGGATTCTAGGATTTGGCTAGGCGGTAAATTGTTATTTGCAGGTGTCCGAGGAAACAAAGTTGTGACATTTACAGGAGCAAATTCTACTGCTACAATTCAGACAGGAGAGCTGTCTCTTGAAAATCGTAAGACTGCCATTACTTTGGTTCAGCCTATTGTGGACAATGGATCTTGTGATGTAGCTGTTTTCTCTAGAGACTTGCTAACAACTCAAGTTGTTTTTGGTTCAGCAACTTCAGCCGATTCAGAGAATAGGGTTTCAGTAAGAAGTATGGGAAGATACCACAGACTACAATTTAACCCTACTGGTGCTAACTGGGACTCAATCATTGGTGCTGATGTAGAAATTGTACCTATGGGTGGTAGATAATGTTTAGAGTTTTACCACCATTCGGCTCAGACCCTAGGGGTACAGCAGAAGTAGTCAATGGCATTATGAATGGCAAGACCAACAATACAGGTCTTGTTACCTTGGCTACAGGATGGGCAACAAGCACAACCATTACAGATGCTCGCATTGGTATAGATTCAGTAATCATAGTAATTCCATCTAGTGATGCTGCCGAGAGTGATGCAGCTCCTTATGGATGCTTTACAAACAATTCAGACCAGTTATCTCCGAGTGTAGGCTCTACTGCGGTAGTGGTATATGACAGCACAGAAGAAGCAAGCGGTGTTTACTTAGCTAGTAGCTCTAGGCTGTATGTCAGAAACTATGGCATCTACAATGTCCAGTTCTCAATACAGTTAGTAAATAATGCTAACTCTGCTCAATATGCAGATGTCTGGTTTAGACTGAATGGCACAGATGTTCCAAGAAGTGCTAGTAGATTTGATATTCCTGCTCGCAAAAGTGAAGGTAATCCTAGCCATGTCATTGGAACAGTCAATACCTTTATTGAGATGCAAGCAGGGCAATATGTTGAGATTGCAGGAACAACAAGTAGCACAGATGTAGCATTAGAGCATTATGCAGCAGATGTTGTTATACCAAGACCTGCGATACCTGCAGCGATTGTTACAGTTCAATATATAGCACCACTATCATCAGGCAATGTTTATATAAGCTCCCAAACCAATGGAAGCGCAACCCTGTCTCATTTTGCTAACGATACAGCAAATAAGACTTACAAATATATAGTAGTAGGATAAAAGGAAATTATCATGGCAGAAACAGTCGCAACATCATCTATAGACCCAGCACTTAGACCATTTCTTACAGAAGGTTTAGAGCGAGCTAGAAGTCTATTCTTGACAGGGCAACAGCCTCAATTCTTCCAAGGTCAGACTTATGTCAGTCCTTCTGCTCAGACTGAACAGGCTTTGGCTCAACAAGAGGCTTTGGCAACTCAGGCAAGTCCTGTATTGCAACAGGCTCAACAAGCCTACCAACAGTCTCTAGGTGGAGTTGGTGCGACTGCTGCTGGTTCATTCCTAGGTGGAAACCCTTATCAAGCTCAAATGATGCAAGCTGCCACTCGCCCATTGGAGCAACAGTTCTCAAATCAGGTATTGCCACAGATTGCTAGTCTTTATTCTAAAGCTGGTCGCTATGGATCTAATGCTTCTAGTGGTTTAGGTTACTTAGGTGGAGCAGAGGCTTTGCCATCAGGCACAGCAGGAATTCAAGGTGTAACTGCTCCTACTTCTTTAAGCCTTTC